TTATGCCGATGGAACAATCGGCAATCATGGATTGCTGGCGCAGCTTGCAGTATTGACAACGGGCATTTTTAATTACATAAGACCGCCCAATGCAGCCCCCTACAAGCTGTCTGGTACGCTTGGCGCGGCACATGACTACGTATGCCCTCCAGCAACAAAAGAACAGCTTGCAGCGCAGGCTAATGACAGTCTGTTATCGTTGATGGTGCAAGCACCCGGATTCAGCAAAGAAAGATTCAAAAATGGCTAATATTGCACGACTTGCGGTACTCCTTGGCCTTAACAGTGCCGAGTTTGTCGCCGGCATAGCGGCTGCTGGCAGAAAGTTAGATCAATTTGCAAGTACAACTGCTGGTGCAGCTAAAAATGCAACATTGTTACTAGGTGCTGCATTTGTTGCTGCAACATATAAAGCTGTAGCATATGCAGATGAACTTAGTGATGTTGCTGCTGCAAATGACATAGCAATAGATTCAATTATAAAGCTGACAAATGCGTTAGAAAATTCTGGTGGCAAGGGCCAAAACGCTGGAAAAATGATTGCCAGTTTTGCAGACTTTGTAGACAAAGCAGCAAAAGGCTCATTTGAAGGACAAAAAACATTTAGCGATTTAGGCATATCTCTTAAAGACATTGGCAGTATGTCTACGCAGCAGTTGTTGCTTAAAACGACTCAAGCAATAGCGGACATGGAAGACCCGTTAACCCGGAACGCACGGGCAGCAGACGCATTTGGTAAAGCCGCCAAAGGCGTAGACATGGTAGATTTTGCCAAAGGATTAAAAGAAGGTAAAGGCGCAACGCTTGAACAAGAGCAAGCCATTAAAGATGCGGCACAGGCATTTGATTTATTTAAAAACGTAGGTAGAGAAATTAGCTTATTGATTACTGAATCATTAGGCCCAAGTTTATTAAAATTAGGTCAATGGTTAAAAGCCTTAGATATATCTAATTTGTCATTTACTATTTTTGGAAAGTTTATTGGGTTTGGCACTGGTAATGATCCTACGGTTCGAATTGTAGAATTAAGCAAAGAAATTGCTAAGCTAGGAAAACAAAGAGAGTTAGTGCTGGATAGCCCAATGCTTTTGTCAGGAATTGACAGAGAAATATTGGCCCTGCAAAGAGAACAAGACGCATTAATTGCAATTCAAAGAATTAAAGCAGATGAATTTTCTAAAAGTCAAACAGAAGAAAAAATAAATGAGCCTAAAAGACAAATAACGCCGGGTGTTGATACCAAAGCAATGGCGGCAGCAAAGGCGGCAGAAGCTAAAAACTTTGAATTAAAAAAAGCAAAATTAGAAGAAGAATTTTCCATAGCAAATCAATTTAGAAATGAACAGCAAACATTAGATAATGAATATGCAAAGAAAAAAGCAGAAGCAGATTTAGAGCGTTTGCATAAAGATAAAACTGAAGAAAATAAATTTGCACTTACAAACTGGATAATTCTTAACGCAAAATTATTTGTAATCAAACAAGAATACGAAGAAAAGAAAAGAACATTAGTTTTTAAAAATATAGCAGAGCAAGCAGCACATGAAATAGCAAGTGCAGAAGAGGCAGCTATAGCCATTGCTAATTTAAATGCTTTCTATTCAGAAGGCAATACATCAATACGAGAAAAGCAAGAACTAGACAAAACATCTTTAACTCGCGCTCAAGAAATGTTTAAATTAGAGCGTCAAGCAGTTTATTTAAAAGCAGAAGAGTTGCAGCAAGAAAAAGAATTGTTAGAGCAACAATGGAAATATGCAGATGCTGTTGAAGCCATTATGTCAATGAAAAATCTTGACAGCATGAGCAGGATGGAAGCCCTTGCAAGAGAAGAAAAACTAAATGAAAAAGCATTGCAAAATATACTTGAACGGACAAGAATATTAAAAGCCGAAAAATCAGGCGGCGTTTTTGATGGATTTTTATTTAGGGCGCAGACTTTTGGCAAAGACATGGAAACCAGCTTTGAGGCTGGTGCAAAAAGTTTTGATTCATTAATGGGCAACATGACAAAAGCATTGGATGAATTTGTAACAACTGGAAAATTAAATTTTGGAGATTTTGCAAAGTCAGTTATTAAAGATATGCTTGCAATTCAATTTAGAGCATCTGCAAACAATTTATTTTCAATGCTTGCAAAAGCAGTCTTTTCACCGTCAGTATCTTTAGCAGAACCATTTGCTGGGCCTAAAGCGGATGGTGGGCCAGTTGAAAGCAACAACAGCTATTTAGTTGGCGAACGTGGGCCAGAGTTGTTTGTGCCTCGCAGTGCTGGCGCAATTGTGCCAAATCACTCTATGGCAATGATGGGCGGCTCTACAAACATCACCAACTACAATATTCAAGCAATTGACACCAAATCGTTTGAAGATCGCATCCTGGGCAGCAGTAAAGCAGTCTGGGCAGCAAATGCATATGGCGCTAAAAACTTATCGCTTGGCAGGGGAAGAACATGAGTTTTCAAACCATCTTTGAAATCAGCCAAAGCATTAGCGTCCAGAACCGGCGTACTGTTGGGCAGCAGGTTAGTAGATCAGGCCAGGTACGGGTTGCCGAATACCTTACATCTGTGCCTTGGTCATTTACCGTTAGGCCGCACGCCTACCTTTATTACCCGCAAGTGCGTGGCGTTATCCAGGCCATTGACAACAAAGATCGCCAACTGCCCGAGACAATCACCTTTGCTAGCAGCCTACTAAATTGGTTTACAGCATACAAAGGCGAACTAGTGCAAGCGCAAGTAGCTGCAATGACAATTGGTGCTTATACAGCAAATGGAACCCAGATCACGCTTGGTAACTTACCAAATGGCACACCCGCACAATTGGTATTTAAAGCCGGGGATTTTTTGCAAATTGGTATTTATTCTTATAAAGTAACATCAGATGTTCCATTGGGCAGCACGTCGCCACACCCTCCCGGATCGTCAATTACATTTAACCTGCATCGTCCTATTATTGGCACGCCCACAATCGGCAACGCATTAACCGCAGTTGGCTCAGATTGCACGTTTTATCTACTTGCAGCACAATGCCCAACCTACACACTTAACCCAATGACCTCGGGCGCATTTGTGCAATGGGATGGTGATTTTGTGTTTATTGAGGACATTACAGGATGACTACCGCAATGGCTGCACTGAGCAGCCCATCCATCATCCAAGCCGAATTTATACGGCTCATCACCAGCACGACAACCTATTATTTTTGCAATGCAGCAGCGCCGATTACTGTAGACAGCATGACGTTTAGCAACCTGGGCAGCTTGTTATCCATAAGCGCAATTGACAGAAACATCAAAGCCAGCAGCGCCGATCTTGCAATTTCCCTCACTGGCGTAGACGGCACCAATGTCGCCACAGTGCTTGCCGCAAATATCAAGGGTAGCAATATTGATGTGTGGCGTGGATTCCTAGACAGCAACAATCAAATCATTACAACCCCAACGCAGCAGTTTTTTAAACGCTACTCTGGCATTGTCAGCAATTGCTCAATCACAGAAGATTTCAATGATCAACTGCGAACACGCATTGCCACGGTTGGCATAACCTGCGCCAGCTTTCGGACCATCCTAGAAAACCGCATACAAGGCATTAAAACGACTCCCAAGGCGTGGAATTTTATCTACCCAGCAGACACTAGCATGAACCGTGTGCCGGTGATTGCAGCCACGTATTTTGATTTTGGCAAGCCACCACAATCTGCAACAGTCAGCAGCAATACTTCAAACGTGCAAACAACTGTTGTTGAAAGCGGGAGGGATAGCGGATGATTCGGGAAGCCAACAAACACGATATGCCTGCATTGCTGCAAATGATGCGGGACTACAGCACGCAGACGCCTGTGCCTGCACTACAAGCAGCAGCAGCGCATGATGAAACGCACGTTGCCAACCTGATGACGCAAATGATGGCTGGGCGTGGCTTCGTTTTAATTGACAATGAATCCCGAGGATTTATTGCGGCGCTGATTACTACAAATGTCTGGTGCCCAGAAGTTTACGAACTGCACGAACTGGCATGGTGGGTAAAGCCAGAGCATAGAAACGGCACTGTGGGCGGTAGGCTCTGGAAAGAATTTAATCGTTTGGCTACAGATTTAATTGATGACGGGCGCATTGATGTAGCAGTCACCGCTGTGATGGCTAACAACTCATGGATTGATTACACAAAAAGAGGCTACAGCCCCATGCAAGCAACATTTTTTAGGGTGCAGTAATGGTTGCAACAATTATTGCCTATGGCGCAGCACTATTAGGAGGCGGTACTTTTGCGGTAGCAGTCTCAACTTTTGCTGTTAACTTTGCCGTCAGCTATGTTGTTTCTCGGATATTTGCGCCGAACGATCCAACAGCAAACCAACCCGTAGATCAAGGCGTCAGACAACAAGTAGCACCCAATACCACTAACTCAATTCCGATTGTTTACGGCAGCGCCTTTATGGGCGGCACATTTGTTGATGCCGTGCTGACAACAGATCAGAAAACAATGTACTACGTGCTGGCAATCAGCAGCATTAGTCCCAATGGGCAATTTAGTTTTAATCGAACAACTACATCAACAGCCGGTAGTTTTTTAATTGGAACAATTTACACAATTACAACAGTAGGCTCAACTAACTTTACGTTAATTGGTGCATCGGCAAATACTGTAGGTGTTGTTTTTACTTGCACTGGCGCAGGAACCGGCACCGGCACAGCAACAAATAATAATTTTTACTACGGCGACCGGCTAATTACTTTTGATGGCAGCGATTTAACCAAAGTTGTCAGCTTAACAGATGGCGCAGGAAATGTTGATACAAAAATCAATGGTTTCCTTTTTATTAATTTGTACACTTCCACCGATGCAGGGG